ATTTTTTTTCAGCTTTATTACTTTTTCCATATTAAAACCCTCCAATTAAAGCGTCATCAAAAGCATTGGCTTGTTCATCCTCTGCACAATGAAGCTTCGAGGCGTGAATAACTTCAACTGTATCAACTTGGAACATCTCCATCAATTCAGCTACTTCTCTCTCGCTCATAATTTCATCTCCCAATGAATTTATTTAACTGCCCTACGCACTCAATACTAATCTATAAAGACTAATTAGTCAAGCGCTTATTTATTATTTTTATCAAGTGAAAACATTTTTTGCAATAGGTTAAGGTCTTAAAAGACTAGGTACAATGACAAGGGGAAGAAAAAAGACAGGGCTTAAAACGCTTCTCATTGCAAAAAATTTAAGCCTAAATCCCTTATATTCCCTATTTGAGACTATCAGCACTCATTTTGATTGATAGTCTCGTTTTGGTATGGTATAGAAGTGCTGCGGGATTCCCCCGTATGGCTTTAATAGGAGTCATTGCAACCGATCCCCATCAGGTTGACTATTCTCTGACTCCTATTGATCCATTAATTTAAGCCTTAATAGGGGTCAATATGGAACCGCCGTCATTCAATGATTTGCTCAAAAAAGCTCAAGAAGATATTAAAAATGGGATTGTGCCTCAACCACTACCAGAGGAATCAATTGAAACAGATTTAAACGATGTTCCGCTGATGTATCGAGAAGCTAAACTACCTGAAAAATACAATCAATCCGATAGTGTCTATCTTTGGTCTGCCGAGCCTGGCACCGGAAAAACTTATATTGCATGGGCTTACTACATCAACGAACGATTAAAAAATCCTAAACAGCGGCCAATTTTTTCTACGTTTGGCGGTTTACAATTGCGCCTAAGAGCGACAATGAACGGATCAACTGAAATAGAAGATAACATCATTAAAGAATTTTCAATTCGTAAGCTTGTGATATTGGATGATTTAAGCGGATTACGTCAAGGTGGCGCAAGCGATTACAGCCTTTCAATGATATTTGAAATCCTTAACAATCGTTATTCGTGGAAACGCCAAACGATTATCACGAGCAATAAAAGCATAGGTGATATTTCAGCGTCTTTTGATGCTCGTATTGCTTCTAGACTCGTTGGTATGTGTAAAGTAATTGAGTTAACTGGCAATGATAGGCGCTTAAACAATGGAACAAAATAAAAGCGGTCGCTATCCTAAAGATCATCCAAGAGCAGGCGGTTTTATTGTTTTATGGGCACAACAAACATTAAACAGTGAAAAACTTAGAAATCCATTGATTGCTGGTTGTTTATTTAAAGTGGCTTGCGTGGCTCAGCTTATTGATTATGAAACTGGACGTTTTGAACGTGCCGGAATTGCGTTGGATGCTTTATCAATAGCAAAAAGGGCTTCAATAACAGTCGAGCAATTTAATAATTTATTGATTATGGGTTTAGTAGCTAAAGAGGTTGTGAATAGTGAGGTTGTTTTCTTTTTAACCTCATGGAATGAACATCAAAACCCTAAGTACACTAAAAGTGCACTTAATGTTCCGGAGAAGTGCCAGGCACCAACACCAACACCATTCACCAAAGAACATTCACCATACACCAATAAACAGTTTACAGGAAGTGCAACTAATTCCAAGTACGATTCAACATCTAAAAAAGATACTGAATTAAATCAAAACGAATCAGAAGTAAATCTTGACTGGTAAAACGCTCATGAATATTATTTTAAATTTTTTACTTTACATCTGATAAATTTAGACTTATAAACATTTCATCAGCTTCACAGAACCGCTTAGACAAGGACTAACTTGTTAACCATTCAGCAAACTATCAGTGTTGATTTCTCTTCGTGTAAAGCTTCTTTACACTTTCGCAGTAAATGGCTAATCTTAAGCATTATTAAAACTCTCGCATCACCAATCCCCATATCCTTGACCTTCATTTCCTTGTTAAAATGTATTAAATCGTATAAAACTTCATTGTATGGCCCTATTGAATATTGTAGCTACCAAGGACACCGCGGCTTATAGGCGGCGAGGGTTATATCTAATGGCTTATGTCGTGATAAAAGTTTAGGAAAAGGAATTAAAATGATCAAAAAGTGTTTAGTACAAGTTCTGGTATGGCCTGAAATTGCATTCTTTGTGGTGTTATTTATGACTTCATGTTCACAACCAGTACATGCTGATGAAAATTCAGTTTTGTACGATAGAATGCAAATGGTTGCAGAACAGGACTTTGAGTTTACGATGGTAAAAGGTGTTATTAGTTATGAGTTCGTGAATCATTGGAAGAATGAACAGTTAAGTTTGTATAAAAAACAGTTGAAGAATAAAGACTTAACTCATGAAGAGTTTAAGTTTTTGAAGGAAAGTTTGGAGGCGATAAAGTGACTTATGAGTGTCAGAATCACGAAATGATACATGGGGAAGCGGGCACGAGACACGTGTTTACGTTTGTGTGTTTGGAACGTAAGTCTAATATTATCAGTACAAAAAGCTTTGTGGAACAGACGGGGAAGTTGGTGCTGGTGGATGTAGACCCGAAGTACAGAGTGGGTAAGAAGTATGTGGTGACAGTGGCGGAAGAGTAGGTGTATTGGCTTATATTTGCTGTGATAGTTTTACTGTCTTGGTTAACAAAATACATTTATGAATAAGGAGTTAAGTATGGCTTTGGTAATTGAAAAAGACGTGCAGGATTGGGATTTAAGTACCTACCCCGAAGAGGGGCGTGATCCGAGGGATGGAAAGGTTGGTTCGACTTGGTACAAACTCCAATACCTGACCAAAGATGGGATGGTGGATCAAAAGACTTTTAAGCAGACACAACCGATGAATATTTTAAATGCTCAAGGCGTTGTGGAAACGGTACAGCAAGTGGTTGAGCGTAAAGGTGGGCGTAGGGAATGTGCGATTACAGGTGGGATAGGTTCTTCGGGGGCAAAGAAGGATTTGCAGGGTTTTCCAACCTCAAAGATTGAGCCGGTGGATTTGAAGAAGGCGGAGCAGGAAATCCAGGGTAAACCGACTTTGGTTTTGATGGGGTTGTTCTGGAAACCTCGCTTTGATGAGGATGGACAGTTGCTTGAGTGGGTTCCGCAGGATCGCAAGAAGACAATCATGCCATTGTTCTGGCGGGACGTGACTGAGGACTATTATCAGATTTGGAGACCGGAAGCTTACAAGACGGGTGTGGGTGTTGATCCGTTCAAGAACATGCAACGGCCTTATACACGGTTACAAGAAATCAATCAGACTGCTCATAGCCGTGAACAAGAGTTGCTGGATAAAATTGCCGAACTTGAAAAGAAGGCGAAGAAGTAATGCAGTTACTTTTAGATACCAGTATCTTGATTTTGTTCGGGTGCTATTCGGTATCGTTGGTTTATTTGGGATGGAAGGAAGGGCGAAAGTCTAAGTGGCAAGAGACAAAAGATTTTTCGCCAATTCCTGAATCTGAAAAACCAACTGCCGAAAGCACTATGGGCAGAGAGAAACCACAGGAGTTAACTGATGGCTGATTTACAGCATCAACGATTTGTAAATTTTGAAAAAAACTTAATCGAAAACGATGATGATATTTGGTACGAAGTTTACAAAAAAGTTTGTGAACAAAATCCAAATTTTCCAGGCAATCCGTTTCCAGTTGGATTGTATCGGGAAGTGGTTCATGCCAATCCAGCGTTCTTCAAAATGGGTGGGCGTGAAGTTCAATGTCCGACTATTGAGGCTTTGATTTCAAAGATTGTGAGGGGCTATGAATCCGCAAGAGCCGAACGATGGAACGATTCTAAAAACGGTCGAACGACCGAAACGGGGCCGCAAGTCCCTAACTCCTGAACAAAAGGCGGAGAATAAAGCCAAGCGTGATGCGCTTCTAAAAATTGGTTCTGACGAACGAGACATTGAACAAAATATGTCAATGCGTCTTAGCCAAACGGTAGAAGAGGGGCCGTATAAGTCTCAAGCTGAACGATGGAACGCTTACCGAAAGATTTTGGATTTGAACGCTATCCGAGATCAAAAGGGCATGAAAGGAATTTCAGAAGCTAAAATTGCGAAGCACATTGGCTGTCCTTATTCTGAGTTCGAGCGTGAAATTTATTCTACCGCTTTTCAGAATCATAGAATTGCTAAAGCTTCAATGCAGATTATGGGAACGCTGGCGGACATTGCCCCCGCTGTTCGCATAACGCTTTTGAATCTTTCCGAAGATATAAAAAATGGAAAGGTTTCTGACCCCAAGAAGCAACGGGAATACATTGCTCTTGTTTCTAATGTGATGGAAAAGTTTGGCGTGCAGAAGATTGATATTTCAATGGCTGATGGTCAGGGAGATTTGAATACTGACGAAGCGATAGCCGAGGGAATGAGAATTGTACAGGAGTTGAAGGGCCATGAAAACATTGTCCAATGGTTTACAAAAGTCTGCACTGAGCCTCACGGACGAAGAGATAAAGCAACGATTGATACGCCTGTCAATACTGGCGGAGTTCTTTCGGACAGTACAAGTAACCGACCCGATCAAGCTGTGGAGGCCGTTCGATTACGCCAAACCTCTAATACTGAGCAAAAAGAAATATCTATTGATGGTGGGATGCAACCGGTTGAGCAAAACGGATTGGCTGACCTCGGACTTCGCAATGAGAGCGAGCGGAACGCACCCACACTTTAAAACGCCTCGCAATGCTACTCTTTGGATTTCAGTTGAGAAAAATGACAAGGTAGATCAGGTTTTGGCCCCTAAATTTAGGGAAAAACTAAGACCTGGGAGTTGGGAATATAACTCAAATAAGCATATTTTTTATGTGAAATGTGGGACGAATAACTGGACTGAAATTGTAATCAAGTCGGAGGAAGCGGGAGATTATGAAGGTGCTAAAGTTCATGCTCTTGCGTTTGACGAACAACCTTTGGAAAAGTTTTTTGATGCGGCGGCGATTCGCACCATTGACACGAAGGGGCAAATTTTAATCGCTTGTACTATGTGGGAGTACGGTATTACTTGGCTCTATGACCGCTTCATAGTACCGGTAATTGAGAATAGGCCAGAGGCGGTGAATATTGAGTTGGTAGGTCGGGATTTACCGATGGAATCTAACCCAATGTTAGACCCTTGGGAAATTCAGGAACAGCGGAGGCAGACAGCGATTAGAAGTCCAGAAGAAGCGGCGGTGCGGTTTGATGGAAAATATATTCCAGTAACCGGAAAGACACCGTTCAATCTTCAAGCTTTACAGCAGTATCGTTTGGATCAGGAAAAAGGCGAGGAAGTAGAATTTTATTACGGGAGTAATTGATGAAAGCACTAAATGACAGAGTGATTTGTAAGTTGGCGAATATGCCTGAAAAAACTAAGGGAGGGATTTTACTTCCTGACCAAGCTTTTAAAGACGGTGAAGCTAAAATTAATATTGGATTAGTGGTATCCGCTGGTGAAGGCGTGACTCTTCACAACGGTGAAAAAATTTCAGTCGGCGTAAAAAAAGGTGATGTAATTGCGTGGGAACAATTTGGCGCATTGCGTATGGAAATTCTTGGCCCAAAAATGGTATGTGTGCGTTCAGAAGATATTGGCGGACAACTTGAAGAAGGCGAATATGACATGGGATGGTTTGAAGACTTTGAAGGCGGTCAACATTCTCTGGTAGATAAAATTGTAAAAGATGAGCAGACAAAAATTATTACTTCTCAAACTGGTGAAGTTGTAAAAGATTGTGAATGTGAAACTCAATGCCAAGAGTGCGGATTAAAAGATTCGATTAAGCTGAAAGTTTTAGACGCAACGATTGGAAAAGTGGATGATTCCAATTTACCTGATTGCAGAAGTTGCGGGAAACCATCCCTAAAAGTAACGAAAAAGAAGATTCAATTCGCAACTAAGGAACGTTTGATAACGGTATGAAACCGATTCCAAAAGCTTTAAAAGGAGCAAGGTGGAAAATATTTGTTCATCCAGTTGTAGGACATACTTATGTTATTGGAATAGATACTGCTTCTGGAAAAGCAAACTCAAACGATTCAGTGATAACGGTATTAGACGTAAATACCGGAGAACAAGTAGCGGTAATCGCCGGACAAATTGCGCCAGAAGAAGTTGGAATAGAAGCAAAAAAAATAGGTGAATATTATAACGATGCTTTGATTGGAGTTGAAAAAGAATATCATGGCGTAACCGTAATAAATTATTTAAGGCAAAACGGTTATCCAAATCTTTACGCTCATCCGGCACACATAACTTCTTTTGAATCGCACTCAACTGAATTTGGATGGGATGCAAGACGCTACAGGCAGATTGCGATTGACTGGTTGCAACAGGATATTGGTTGGTCAATCTCAACTGTTCGTGATGAACGCAACAAAGCGATTTGGATTAAAGACCCTGAAACAATTTCACAATTGGGTTGGTTTATCCGAAATGCGAAGACAGGAAAATTTGAAGCGGCTTCTGGAAAGTTAGATGATAGGGTATCGGCAATTTACATTGCCAATTATTTGAGAAGGGAACTTTGGGGGACGGTATGGGCACCACCGCCTCCGCCACCAAGGGAGTTGTCGTTTTTGGAAAAGATAGCGCTGAATGATGAGGTAGCAGACCACAGGGAACTAGGAAAGCGGTTTTATGAAAATTAAACATTATCATTGTGAAAATAACGCTTGTGAGTTCCATGTCAGGCAGAAAAAGAAGAAAGTTCCGCCTCCAAGGGATCGTTGGAAAATCGTAGCTTGCGCCCTTGGGGAAGGCGGATTCATTAGAAATACCTATTGTCCGCATTGTAAATGGGAATTGAAGGTAAACCTATTTGATGAGGATAAAGCGATAAAAGTTGACGAACCCAAAGTAAGTGCCATACAATTACTGAAAGCTATATCGCCCAATGCAAAATAGGCGAAGATGCTGGAACTGCCGTTATACTTCTTTAACGACAGATTTAATTCCTGGTAGGCATAGTCATAAGTGCCCACATTGCGGAATGGAAGCTTATCAATTTTTTATGACACAGCTTGATCGAGCCGCCGGTACGCCTTACTTCGCCCATTCGCTGAAAATGGTAACGAGAGCGAACCGTGAGAGAGCGCATCTTTTTTCACTCGGACTTTATAAGAGTGACATGAAGAGGCGGACGGTAGATAAGCTGGATGCCTACATTCCAGACCGATAATTTTACAAACGCCCAATCTGTTGATGCTGGCGTTAAACCCGAAGACCCGAAACGAGTTCGGGAGTTCGTGGAAAATTGCGTTGCGGATTCTGAAAATTACCGCAATCAGTATTCCGTATTGTCTGAATCTAAATCATGGGTTCAAGACGCTTCCAAGTACGAAGAACTTTATCTCGGAAAACTTTATTCCAAACGTGAAAAACTTCCATACGAATGTAAAGAAGATGTGTATAGGGACATGGTTGATTTTAATACCATGCTACTTACCCAATTTGAAGTTAAGGATTATGTTCAAAAAATAACCGAGGAACCAGCTTCGATTGATGCCGATGTAATGTCCAGAATTGTTAATTATTGTTTTGAAGAGTTGAATGACGGAAAAGAAAAAGAAGAAGAAATGATTTGTTACTCTGGCATGATGGGTGTCGGAGTTTATCATTTCAATCCAATTGAAGTTGATGGTTATGTTTGGCCTGGACATGAAGTAGTTGATCCGAGACAGTTTGGAATTTCGCCGAACGCTAGAGGCCCCAAGGATGCCGTTTATTGTTACTGGAAACGTCCCGTTCCTACTTATGAACTTAAAATTAAATATCCTAAATTTAAAGATGTTATCAAACCAGATTTAGATGTTTCTGATTTGGGGGCTACGAAATACGGTTCTGATGGTTCTGTTTTAGTTAATGGTTTAGGAACCGCCGCTTATGTTGCCATGAACAAAGTTGTTTCAATGTTTAGTGGTAAGGAACAAAGTCTTCAAACCGTTCTTACTGAATTTTATTATCGTGATCCAGAAATAATTGAGATTAATACAATTGAAGAGTGTTCGGCTTGGATAAAAGAAAATCCTGGGTTTGGCAGTGAGTTTTTTGCTCAAGCCACTTTAGAATCGTTCCAGAAAAGAATGGCCGATCAGCAAGGGCCGATTAAAGTAAAACGGTTTCCTTTTGGCCGAAAAATTATGAAGATCAAAGATATTATTCTTCAAGATACTCCAAATCCTTATCCGTTTATCCCCTTTGCTTTAGGAAAATGTTATACACGTCCTAAAACTTCTTGGTCTAAGGGCGTTGTGGAAGTTATGCGTGAACCCGCTCAAAACATTCAGCTTATGACCGCTGGACTTGCAGCTAACTTGGATTATCGGTTACGCCCCGCTTATTATTGTCAAGCGCCTAATGGATT